AAATCATCCGCCGCCGCCGATCGAGCACCGCGAGAACGATCCAGGCAATCGCCCAGACCGGAGCGAGGAGGACCATCACCTCCTCCGCCTCAAACGAGACGCCCGGGATCATCGCGACCGCTTCCACCAAGGCGCAAACCAACGGGTAGGCGAGCAATAGCAGCGCATAACGCAGCCAGGATCGCGCAGCGAAGAACTGGACGGTTCTGTTCAATGTAGACGTTCCTGTTTCGTTTCAAAATAGACCTTGGCCATGGCGGTTGCAAGCCGTCGCGGCCGCAATCCCCGATCGACCCAGGTCCGAGCTCCGCGGCGACGCCAAGAGCTTCGATCACCGGGTCCGACCGCCATCCGAACTTCCGCCGCCGCCGGCCCTCGCGCCGGCCGCCGCCGAGCACGCGCCCTGCGCCTCGGAGGCCGCTGCGCGGCGTTCCCCCAACCCAAAGGACAAACAATGAGCAACGCATTCCTGACGCCGACCGCGGTGACGCGCGAGGCCCTGCGCGTGCTGCACCAGAAGCTCAACTTCGTGGGCTCGATCACGCGCGATTATGACGACAGCTTCGCCCGCCAGGGCGCCAAGATCGGCGACACCCTGAAGATCCGCCTGCCCAACCAGTACACGGTGCGCAGCGGCTCGACCCTGAACCTGGGCAACACCGACACCACGGAATCCACCGTGGACCTGAAGGTGCAGACCCAGAAGGGCGTCGACCTGAACTTCACCTCGGTCGACCTGACGCTGGCCCTGGACGACTTCTCCGAGCGCATTCTGGAGCCGGCCATGGCCGTGCTGGCCGCCAACATCGAGGCGGACGCCATGAACATGTACAGGGACGTCTACAACCAGGTGGACAACCAGGGCCAGCCGGCGAGCTTCACCAAGGTGCTGCAGGGCCGCAAGATCCTGGTGGACAACCTGGCGCCGCTGAACGCGCGGACCTGCAACCTGAACACCCAGGACAACGTCGACATGGTCGACGCGCTGAAAGGCCTGTTCAACGACCAGACCACGATCGGCAAGCAGAACCGCGAGGGCTTCATGGGCCGGACCGCCGGGTTCGACTTCATGGAGAACACGCTGTGGCCGTCGCATCCGCGCAGCGCCGCGGCGGGCTATCTGATCAACGGCGCGGGCCAGACCGGCGCGACGCTGACGGTGAACACCGGCACGGGCGTTCCGGTGCAGGGCGATGTCTTCACCATCGCCGGCGTCTTCCGGGTGCACCCGGAGACCAAGCAGTCGACGGGCGTCCTGCAGCAGTTCGTGGTCAATGCGGGCACGGCGACCACGACCTCGTTCCCGATCAGCCCGGCGATCATCACCAGCGGGCCGACGCAGAACGTATCGGCCGCGCCGGCCAACGGGGCGGCGGTGACCTTCTCCGGCACGGCCTCGACCAACTACGGCCTGTCGATGGCCTATCAGAAAGGGGCGTTCGCCTTCGCCAGCGCCGACATGGTGATGCCGCGCGGCGTCGACTTCGCCGCCCGGGAAGCCTTCGACGGGGTGTCGATGCGGATCGTGCGCCAGTACGACATCAACAACGACAAGTTCCCGTGCCGGCTGGACGTGCTCTACGGCTACAAGACCATCCGCCCGCAGCTCGCCTGCCGGCTGGCCAACCACTAGCGCCGAAGCCCGGGGCCGCCCGCCCGAGCGGGCGGTCCCTCCGCGCATCCCATTCCATCGCATTCGGAGGGCCGCCCATGGGCGCCATGATCAACGAAGACCGCTTCGGCGTTTGCGCGCTGGCGCTGGACGTGACCTCGGTCGCCGCCAACACCTCGGCCGAACAGACCTTCCCCGTGAAGGGCCTGAAGCCCGGGGACTTCGTCCACGTGAACAAGCCGTCGCTGCACGCCGGCCTGGTGGTGAGCACCGCGCGCGTCCCGGCGGCGGACACGCTGGCCATCACCTTCGGCAACACGACGAGCGCCCCGATCGACCCGGGGCCGGAGAACTATCTGCTGTTCTACTTCCGACCGGAGAAGACCTTCGCCGCGGCCGTGTTCTGACGCCCGCCCGATCCGCTCGCCCCGCCGGGCGGCTGACAACGGCCGTCCGGCGACCTTTCCAGACATCATTCATCGAGGCCGCCGATGGCGATCACGACCTATGCCGAATTGCAGGCGGCGGCGGCGAACTGGCTGGTGCGCGCCGACTTGACCCAGCGGATACCGGAATTCATCGCGCTCGCCGAGGCCCGGCTGAACCGGGTGCTGAGGGCCCGGCTCGCCGAGGCCGAAGCCGCGCTCACCGCGACAGTGGGCGCCCGCACCATCCCGCTGCCGGCGGGGTTCGCCGAGCCCCTGGCGCTGTGGATCATACCGGCGGCGACACGGGAGCCCCTGCGGTTCGTCGAGCCTAGCGTCATGGCGGCGTCGAGCCAGCCGGGACGGCCGGTGAACTGGTCGGTGGACGGGACGAACCTGGCGTTCGACCGGCCGTGCGACCAGCCCTACGCCCTCGTGCTCCGTATGCTGACGAAGTTCGCCCTCTCCGACGCGGCGCCGACCAACGCGCTGCTGAGCGCCTATCCCGACGCCTATCTGTTCGCGACGCTCTGCGAGGCCGGGCCGTTCCTGCGCGACGATGCGCTGGCCGCCGCCTACGACGCCCGGCTCGAGCGGGCGATCGGCGAGATCAACACCAAGGAGGCCCGCTCGCGCGCGATGCGCACGCTGGTCACCGACGCCCCGCGGCGCGTGGGCGGCGACTTCGACATCAACCGAGGATTCTGACCATGCTCATCCCCATCGGGCCGGACATTCCGGCCGCCTTCCACGCCGTCCTGAAGTCGATCCACGACGCGATCCGCGAGCTGGAGACGCCCGGGGCGCCCAAGCCGGTGTTCGCCACCGTCCAGGCCAAGCTGCCGCCGGCCGCGAGTTACGCGCAGTGCGTGGTCCTGGTCGGCGACCTCAACGTGCTGGCCCACTCCGACGGGATCCACTGGATCCGCGAGGACACCGGCGCGGTGATCGTCTGATGCCGTCGTCCTGGTCTCCCTCGCTCAGGTTCGAGCTGCAGTTCACAGGCGAGAACATCAACCTTTGGGGCGACAAGCTGAACGCCGTCCTGGGCCACGCCGACTATGCGGTGGCGGGCTGGCTGACCAAGGCGCTCACCGGCGACTATGCCCTGACCACCGCCAACGCCGGCGACGACGAGGCCCGCGCGGCGATGCTCAAATTCACCGGGGCCGGGCCGTTCACGGTGACCCTGCCGTCGGTGAGCAAGGCCTATCTGGTCTGGAACGCCTGCAGCGCCGGCGTCACCCTGACCACGGGGGCCGGCGGCGCGGTGAGCGTCGATCCGGGCGACATCGTCCAGATCGTCTGCGACGGGGCGAATGTGAAGACGCCCGGCTATGGCGGCCTGTCGATCAAGGACTTCGTCGCCGCCACGGCCTGGTCCTACAACGCCGGCGCCCTGCCGGCGCAAGCCGGCAACGCCGGCAGGTTCGTCAAGACCGACGGGACCAATGCGAGCTGGCAGCCGATCTCGAGCAGCGACCTCTCCGACTTTTCCACCAAGGTGCTCGGCGTGCAGGTCGCGCTCGCCGTCGCCCTCTAAGGAGCCCTGAGCCATGGCCGGCACAGCCAATTCGATCATCACGCCGCAGACACCGAAGTCCGCGCACATCAATCAGTCATTCTTGGCGAACAGCACCTACAGCGCCTCGCCTACCAACACCGCATTGCTCGTGACAGCGGGCGCGAACGGCTCGCGCCTGACTAAGCTGCGGGCCATTCCGGCTGCGACGGTGACTGTGACCCAATTACAGGAGTTTCGCTCCCTCGACGGTGGTGCGACCAAGAAGTTCACCAATGCCGCGTTGGGCGCCCCAAGCGGCTATACCATGGCCGCAACGACGCTGCCGCCTTTGGTCGACTTTGGCTATTCCGACGACACGCCAAAGGTTCTGGCTCCTGGCGAGCAGCTCTATGTCGCCTGCGGCGTAGCCGGTTCGTGGTCCTTCGAAGCCGAGTGGGCGGACTTCTAGATGTCTGTCGGCCAACCCCTTCGCGGACTTGTGGGCCAGCGGATGGCTACGAAATCGTTGCGTGCCCGAATACTGC